CATACGGTAATGTTTTATATGGAGTTTGAAACATTGTGTTACCGTTGTTAGAAAATGCAGTGTTAATAACACTTGATGCAAATGGGAATCCTATTCGTCCAGCAAGATTACTAGCTGCAACTGCGGCACCTCGCGATTCAAATGTATTAGTATTTTCGCCTCCTCTCCATTGATATTTAGTTCCTTGACTTGTTCTTTCTGCAGTAATTCTAGGTGTTATTAAATTGTCAAATGGCAAATTGCCATCTAGATGTCGAGGCGTTTCAAATTGACTTGATGCATCAAATGTCGGATTAATTCCAGTTAAGTTGTCATTAGGTAATCGGTCAAAAGTTGCATTTCCATTACCCAATGTCAGTGGGGTAATAAACTGCCTTTGAAAAAATGTTGGGTTAAATGTAGTTAAATCAGAATTAGGTAAGATGTCAAAAGTTTGATGCGTTCCAAAATCAAATGTAATAAACTGATTACCTGCTTGCAATGTAGGATTAAATTCAGTTAAATCAGCATCAGGCAGTATGTTGTAAGGTGATTTAAATTGTAATTTAGTAACTTCGAATGTAGGATTATCTTCAGTTAAATCGAAGTTTGGTAGTATATCAAAAGGAGATATAAATTGATTACCGGGGTTCAGTGTTGGATTGATGTATATAGTATCGGGCAGTATGTTGTAAGGAGATATAAATTGTGCGCTGTTTTCGAATGTTGGATTACTCATATTTTCTCCTATGTTGCGTTATTAAAAAATGTTGCTAATGCTCCCGGGTCTACTGTAAATGTAGCTCCTTTTAATGCGTCTACAATAGCTGTAGCTAACAATGCAACATTTGCACCTTTCGATGTTCCTTGTGTAGCAGCTTCTATATAATTCGAAGGCCCGGCCATGACAGCATCTCTACGGTCTAGTTCGAACATTTCACCATAGCCTGAAGTTGTTAAGGATTGATTAGGAATGTATAAAAGATCGCCAGTGTTGTTTACTTTGGCATTAGGATCGCTAGCTTTTGCGTCAAGAACCTGTGCCTTCAATGCTTCTTTTGTTAAACCTTGCCCTATATCTCGCATTTGTACAGCACGGCCAATACTTGCAACATAAGCTTCATTACCTCGTTGAATTTCATTCATTAATTGTCCTTGAAGAACTCTATTACCTTCTGCAGCTTCGAAAGCAGCTTTTGCCTGCAGGCTAGCTTGATCTAACTGTAAAATGTTTGCTAAACGGTTATCTTCTGCTATTTCATTTTGTTCTTCAATTAACTCATCTGTTGTTCTTTGATCGTCTGAAAATGCAATTATTTCATCAAATTGATCTTGAGAAATTTCATTTCCTTTTAACATTTTATCTGCAGCAGATGTTAATGCATCTCCACTCAATTTAAACAACTCTTCATCTACTCCCATGGATGCTAGCATTTTCTTTTTTTGTATAGCTCTTGATAAACTTTTTTCATCTATACCTAGTAAATCAGCCATTCCTTTTCTAGCTATCATGTTGTTTTCTAAAACGTCGCCTTCGTTTTCTAATAACGTGTTCATTGCATCCATCTGGGCATTCATGTCTCCTCGAAGTTGTGCTTCTCGAATTTTATTAGTTAAACTTTTACCGTCCTGATCGACCAATCTATGTCCACTCAATAATTGATATTCTAATTCTTTGCCAATACTAGATTCAATATCTAACATTTGCTGTCCACTTTTAGACATTTGGTCTAAAGTAAATCCTAAACTTTTTGCTTTTAGTGATGCTAATTCAATTGATCCTGGTATTCGGCCGAACTGTAATTGCGTGTCTGCACCTGCTGCAGCAATTTCCGTTACAATGTCTTTAAATGCTCCACTCATACCAGTAGCTTTTTCAATAGACGCAGCTGCAGCTTGTGTTGCACTTAATTGCGTTACCGCATTTCTGTCATTTTGAGAAGCATAATAGCTATATTCTTCTGCCTGTTCTGCTGTAAGTTCTAAATTAGTTGTTAATGCTCTCTGTACTGTCATTAAACTAGTATAAAATTCACCAGTGCTTCTATTCATTACATCAAATACTGGAATAACTTTTTTAATATTTGTTGCATATTTTATCGATTCTTTGCTAGTAATACCAATCGATGCTGCGGCTTGTGACAATCCTTGTGACATTTTTGCTGCTGCATTTGATCCGATTCCAAATGTTTTATTTAATGCTTTGTTTCTTTTTTCAAAAATAAGACTACGGTCAATTACTTCTTTATATCGTTTATTCAACGTTTCATTAACGGCTATTTGTTTTTCTATACCCGTTAAATAAGCTTGAAAATCTGAGTTACTTAAAACTTGTGTTAATGCAGTATTATACTTTAAAAAAGCACCAATATTTTGTTCTAATAAAGCAGTCGCGCCTTTTGCACCATCTGATATTGCGTTGAAAATAGCTTGTATTTCACCAGCAGTAATTCCTAGTCTAGGCTGTTGTTTTAAACGTTGTATGAATTGTGATTGCGTCATATATTAATAAATATCAACGCCTAGGTTTTGTTGGAAATTTCGTTCTAATAGATTTACGTTGTTGTTGTTGTCTTTTTATACTTTCTTCTTGATCTTTAACTATGCCATTAATTTTTTTTATCCAAAATCTTCGAAGAAAAATTGGCATTTCATATATATCTTGCCAAGACCAACGACCTTCGCCGAACCAAACAATTTCAAATATACTTTCATGAAGTTGTAATCGATATTGTGAATTAAAACCAGAAAAAATCAGCTTTAATGGAAAACCCGGCAGTAAAGGTGCCTCCGTTTTCACCTTCAAATTGTGTTTTTAAATCTAATCCAGGAGCATTGTCTGCATAATACGTTCTGAAACGTTTAGCATCTTTTGCCATAAACTGATAACGAATAAAATGATCTATAGATTCTGCAGATCTAGATTCATCTACTTGTTTTATAACCGTTTTACAAAATTCTGAAGGAGCTAAGTCTTCAAGATTTTTAATATTATATGTAAATTTTATTGTGTGTTTGTCAGTTTTAAATTCAAATTCTCCATTATTATCAGCTTTTAAATTAAATGTTTTTGGTTGAATTTTTTCTAAATTTACAATTCGATCTAATTCTGTTCCTGTTTTTGGATCTTTTACTTTAACATCATAATTAGATCCATATGATAAAATTCTTGCATATATAATTAATCCATCTTTATCAAAAGTAGACATATCTTCTATGTTGAACTTAGTTAAACTAATAGATTCGATTAATCGATCTAACATTACTCCTTGTTGAACATATGAAACATTAGTTAGTATATCTTCATCATATGCAGTCATGTACCGCATTTCAATTTTACCCTCCGCTAATGGATGATCTTTTGCATATATTTTACCACCGCTAGCTAATGGAACTATGATGCTTGGAAGTTTGCTTCTTTGTTCTGATTCGTAATGTTCTCGAGCTTGATTTGCTGCTGTTGAAGTTGAAATTCTATCTGTCATTTTACTCATTGATAACCTTTTTATAACTTTATTATAAATATATGTTCATAAAAAAAGTAGGGCTTTACCCCTACCTTAATTATTACAGTTTAGGCCTCGTGTCCCGCCATGCTTGTCAGCGTCGTATCTTTATTAGAAGCTTAAGAATGCCCAATCATATCTCAATGTTAATGATATTTCCTGTACAGCATCATCTCCCCAATCATAGCTACCAAATTCTGCATCAACAATAAATGCTCCGTTTAGTACCCATTCTTCTACTCGCTCTCCTAATGGAGAAAGTTGATATAATTTTAACTTCTTTTTATAAAAATCTGAGTAACCATCTCTACCAGTTGCAGATTCATGATGAAGTCGAACCCATTCCATTACTGTTTGTGCACCACTTGGAACAATTGCGTCATATAATGTTATAGTTATTTGATTCCATTCAGATTTTCCTTTTACGTATCGTTTAACGTTAATCAAATCTAAAGTTTGTTCACCATTGCTTAGTTTAGGTTTATCTGATGCTTTAACTAAAAATGCAGGAATACCAGTATCAGCCATTGATAATATAAACTGATGTTTCTTTTTAGGTTCCCACGAAAACGCAGTGTCAAACAACTCATTTTGTGTGGCTGGGTTTAACGCCGGGTTTAACTGATCTTCTAATGCCATATCGTTTCCTTGTTATTTTAATATAAATATCGGTAACAGTAAAAAAGGTAGAGCCGAAACCCTACCTTTTTGTATCATAATGCAAATTCTATTCAGGGAATGATGCTCCCGTAGGTTGAATATTAAAATCTAAAATGATAAACTCTGCAGTTCTGGTTGGTTGTAAAAACAATTGACCGTATAAAATATTTTGATCTATTAAGTCAGGAGTGTTATTGCTATCATCCATTACTGCACGGAAAGCATATAACCCTTGTTTTGCTTTTACTTGTTCTAAATACGGATTCACTATGCTCAAGAATCTGTCTCTTGTTTGTGAAGTATTTTGCTCGAATACTAGGTATCTGGTTGATGATGCAATAAACTTCTTAACTGCAATAAGCAAACGCCGCACATTTACTCTGTCTAATGCACTTGGACGAGCTTGCAAGGTTTTTTGACCCCAAATACATATTCCGTCATTTACAAAGTTTGCAATTGGATTAACACGAGATTCATAAAGTGTATCTCTATTAGACTGTGTTAATCTAACATATGTATCAGTTGCTTGAAGAACCCCTCTATTCAAACCTGCTGGTGCATACCATGGTTGAGCTACAGCATCATTGAATGCTAATACTCCTGGCAATGAAACTGAAGGTGGTACCCAAATTGGAACATTTTTGCTTGGGTTAATAATTCTTACCCATGGCCAATATGTTGCTGTATAATTATTGTCTATGCTATTAACTTGTGCAGTTACTGTAGATATGCTGTCTGTTAATGCATTACTATCCATTATATAGAATGTGTCTTGGCGGTCTCTAACAAAGTTTCTTACTGTGTTTGTAACGGAACTATGAAGACTATCAATGATACCTGGAGTTACAACAAGATTCATGTCATAATAATCTGTATTTCCTAGTAATGTAAATGCTTTGTTATATGCCTTTGTTCCTGTAGCTGTGCTAGTGCTGCAATCAAATCCAAATGTATTTGTACTTGCAAGGTGAGTTCCACTATATTTAGGCAAATTAGGACGTGCTCCATCAAATCCTCCTTGTGTAGGAACAATGAATTTTCTAGTAGCTAATTTAATATTATCCGTAAACGTGTTAGCTGTTAGTACAGCTTGAAGCGAACCAGTATATGGTGCAGCTGCAGTAGGGAAATTACTTCCGGTATCTTGAAGCACATCACCTAAATAAAAATCTGTGTTGTTTCCTACTGTTGAATTGCTAGTTGGAATAGGACCTAAATAATTTAAATTATTAGTATTAGTAAAATCAAATCCATAATATATTGAGTCACTATATCCATTGGTTGTTGTCTGCAATGTTTTATAAGTAGTTGATGTTAAATTTATCGATTCACTGAAATTGCTTGGTATTGTTGATGACAATGCTTTGAATCCAAATGGAATGTATGATTTGTCATTAGTAGCATTGCTAACACCCGCAGTTACTTGCACTCTAACAAACTGTGAAATATTTGGATAATCTCCATTAACTGAAATTACACCGGTGTCAGAAACAGTTTGATATCGATCTCCAATCACTCTGGAAATATATCTAGGTGAACTAGGATCTAAATTTACTGATTCATATGTTTCTACTATTTCTGGAGTTTGATCTGTATCTTCTGAACGATACGGAGAATTATTAAGCACAGGCGAATCAGCTAAAGTATTTACTCTTCGTATTTCTACTGTGAATGTTCCATAATTGTTCGGATCTGAAACTTCAGAAGCTAATCGAATATCTCTAATTCCAACTTTTATTTCATGATTTACAGATGTACCATGCGATAGTGTGTGAAACTTGATAAGATTAACTGCAGTGCTTCCAATTTTTTGTGATGTAATCCATGGTGTTGCGGCAGTCTTGTAATCTTGTGCGAATTGATAATTAGATGCTGAAGACAAACTAACAGTTACATCTCCCATATTTGCAAACGACGAAGTTACACTGTTGTTTTCATATTGAACATATACTGGATAATCTATAGATTTTGGAGATTGCCCGAATATTTTTGTGAGGTAATCGTTATCTCTTGATTTAACTGATGAAGATATAAACGTTGTTTTTCCTGCTAAAAATGAGCCATCGAACCCGATTGCATTATCCGCAGCTGCTGCGTATGATCCGGATATTTTAATTTGAAACGATCCTGATTCATCATATTCTAATACAGAATGTTCAAAATAGTCTGCGTCAACCACACTACCTTCTCCTAATACTGCTTGAGTTGGATGTAAGATATGTGTTACTATTTTAACTGATTCTGATGTTGCAATTACTGCTAATGCTCCGTTCTGTAAATTGTATCCATCTTCATATAAAAGACGCGTTACTGTGATTACATTTCCGTTACGTAAATAATCATTTACCACAAAAGGAACATATGAATCATCAGTAAATGATCCAAATACTCTTTCATAATCTCCAAATGATGTGATTTGTGTTGGTACTAGTGCAGGTCCTTTAACGGTTGGTCCTACAATTGCCGCACCGATTTGTGCTACTCCGCCTGCCAAGAATGACTGATCTACTTCATTAGTAAATACGCCAGGCGAAACAA